GCAGGTACACCTTGTCGCCCGCCGCGGACAGCGCCGGGACGGAGGTCATCTTGCCCCACTGCGCCTTCTTGTCGGCGTTCAGGTAGAGCTCGGAATAAAGCCTCCACCAGATCTGGTAGTGCTTGTCAATGCGCTGACCGCCGATGGACATCTCAACGGACTTGACCGCGCGCTCCGCCAGCCAGCACGCGTCAGCCTCACCACCCGAGGAAACGGGCTTGAGCCCCGCCTTCGCCTGAAGCTCAACGAACATGTCGCCGACGAGATCACCGTTGCGGGCAATCGTCACCGAGAGGCGACCGTCATCACCGGCGTTACCGTTGATGGTCTGCTCGATGGTCTCCATCGCAAAGTTCGTGTGGCGCTTGTAGACCGCCTGGAAAAAGGTAACCTTGGGGGTACCAGTGAGAAAGACGTCCTGCGCTCCGTAAGCAACCAACTGCATCAAACCGCCAGCCATTGTGTGTATATACCCTACCCCAAGAAAATATTCTCACAGAATTTCGCATTTAAGGATTTTCGTCCATAGATGAAAAATGCCGACTGAAGTCTGGAGACCCGTGCCTATCCCTGAGATTGCTGACCTGTATGAGGTCAGCGACCTGGGTGAAGTGAGGAACGCTAAGACTGGGTGGACCTTGAAGGGTAAGTTGGATAAGTATGGATATAGGCAGGTTAGTATCCGTGTGAGAGGGATGGACTACCGAAAAGATTTCTTGGTTCATCGCCTGGTTGCTGGATCATTTGTGCCTCTGGTGGAGGGCACGGATCAAGTGGACCACATAGACCAAGACCGTACCAACAATCATGCTGGAAACCTGAGGTGGTGCGACGCCCAGATAAATAACTGCAATCGCAAGGATCAGTCGCACCTAGGCGCTCATCTGAGCGAGATGACCCTTGGGGGAAAGCATGAATACTGGAGGGTCAACTTCCAAGGCAAGGGTGTGAAGTTGTTGAAAAATTTCAATAAGAAGGACATGCCTCTCGAGAGTGTTCAAAAACTTCGTGATATCTTGGCTGAGGATCTGGGTTTCGCTTAATCTGTTGTGAGAGTGACCCCACTTCTTGTTAGTATAACATTCAAAATGGATCGGTCAGCCGTGATCACCACGGCGCTTTGACCGTTTCGAGTGAGATCAGATAGTCACTCGTCATCACCCTCGTCGTCCTCTTCCTCATCCCATTCCTTCCTGAGTTTCAAACACTCGGAGGATAGGTCGGCGATGTGCACCAGATACTTCCGGGTCTCTCGGGTATACTTATCCGTCAGGATGATCAGTCGTCGCTTGAGGTTATTGATGTGGGTCGCACCTGGAACTTTGGCAACCGTCACCACACCATTGAGATCCACCGGATACTCGACTGGGAAATCCTTGTTGGGATTAATGGCGGCCAGTGCCTCTGCTATCCTCTTGTATTCAGAGTCGGATAGTTTATCCTTGACCTCATCAAGGAGGGACATGGCTTCCTGGGCACTCTGATCCATAACACTAACTGCTGCGTTAGCCATGTTCCAGGTATAACCCTATATACCCCTATTATTTTAAGTGCGGAAAATGCAAGGGGAGAATTCCTCAGCACATGGTATAACATCCGAATGAAGTCTGTTCCCCATTCACGACGTGCCGCGCGCCCGCCTCCTGTCGAGGAGGAGGAGGAGGACGAGTTTACTGATGAGGAGGAGTATGATGAGGAGGAGCTCTCTGACGACGATGATGACAACGACATCGGTGACCTGATGATCGACCTCCTGTCTCACGAGGAGGACAACGTCTGCTCTGCCATGCTCAAGGTGGCGAAGCAGATCGAGACGACCAACCGCCTCCTGGTGAAGATGCTGGCTGTCAGCGCTCCCCAGCAGCTCCAGGCTCCACCGCCAACCCCCAGGAAGGAGAGGCGGCGTCGCCCGCAGGCGGTGGCTGAGTCTTCGGAGGAGGATGCCGTTGACCTGACGGAACAGGTCGATGACGAGATCGAGGAAACTGAGGCTTAAAAAATAATAACCATTAGTTATTACACGATGGCGGCTTCCTCCCAACAACTTCACCTCATATCTCCAGATGGTGATGAAATGCAATCAAAGTTTGAGCTTTTTAGAAGCCAGGTACACGATTTGGCCAAAGAGAAGGTATCTCCATTTTTGGCCCAATTGGAACAGAAGTGGCAACTCGACCAGCGGGGTGACTCTCATGCACCCTTCAGGATAGGGTTTTCACTTTACTTCACTCCGGAGGAGTTAGGGGAGACTGGGATCCCCACCATTATTGAGATGGAGCGGGTTCTGGTGCAATTTGGTAGGCACAAGGAGACGTTTGCGGAGCTGTTTCATCGCGCGGTGTCGTTAGGGATGATCGATGAGTTAGATGAGGATGTGAATGGCAACGAGTGCACAATTAGTTCCAGGATTAATCGTCTCATAGACATGGCTGATGATGCTTACGAGACTGTGTTTCGATACGCTCGTCAGCACGAGAGGATCAACCACCCGGCGTATGTATCTCCGACCGATGACATCGAGACCAAGATATTCAGATGCTCTACGATGCAGTTTGACGATCTCACAGACTATCAGCTTCTGATTCTAGCTTTGCTAAATGAAACCTACAACAATAACATCCGTCGCTACAAGGGTCAGTGCTGTAAGCAGATACCTCACCCTGACGGGTATCAGACTAGGGCGTGGAAGACATTCATGCCGATTGCCGAGTTTGTGAATACCGCCGCCAAGAAGGAGACCCGATTCCATATGTGGAAGAATGCCACCAGCAAGCCAACGAACATCGTCCAGTCCATCAACTACCTGTCGTCCTGTGTGGATGTCCAGTTCCCCGAGATCAAGAAGAATCGCCACGTGTGGTCTTTCCGCAACGGGATGATGGTGGGTAAGGAGTGGAGTCCGAAGGATGGCAAGTATATTGCCGAGTTCTACCCATACGACTCTGAGAAGTATCGTTGTCTCGACCCGACCGTGGTGTCGTGCAAGTATTTTGATCAGATGTTTCACCCAAATGTGGTTGACTACGAAAACTGGTATGACATTCCCACTCCAAACATGCAAAACGTGTTGAGCTATCAGAAGTTCCCGAAGGATGTGTGTGAGTGGATGTATGTGATGGGCGGTCGTCTGTGCTTTGACGTGGGCGATCTGGATGGGTGGCAGGTCATTCCGTTTCTGAAGGGTATCGCTCGCAGTGGCAAGTCCACCCTGATCACCAAGGTGTTCAAGAAGTTCTACGAGAATGACGACGTCCGTGCGCTCTCGAACAACATTGAGAAGAAGTTCGGTCTGTCGAGCATCTACGACGGCTTCATGTTCATCGCCCCAGAGGTGAAGGGTGATCTATGCCTGGAGCAGGCGGAGTTTCAGTCTATCGTATCGGGTGAGGACATCTCAGTGGCAATCAAGAATTACAACGCCAAGACTATTGAGTGGAAGACTCCTGGGATCCTGGGAGGCAACGAGGTTCCGAACTGGCGAGACAACTCTGGGTCCGTCCTGCGTCGTCTGATCCCATGGAACTTTGGAAAGCAGGTGAAGGAAGCAGATTGCAAGCTCGATGAGAAGCTTGACGCTGAGCTTCCCACCATTCTCTACAAGTGCGTCAGGGCGTATCTGGAATATGCTCAGAAGTATAGCGGTCAGGATATATGGAACGTCGTCCCCGACTATTTCAAGCAGGTCCAGACACAAGTGGCAATGGTGACCAACACTCTGCACAACTTCTTGGCTTCCGAGAAGGTTCGCTACGGCGAGGATCTTTGCGTGCCTCAAAAGGTGTTCGTGCAGAACTTCAATATCCACTGCCACGAAAACAACCTCGGGAAGGTGAAGTTCAATCCGGACTTTTACGCCGGTCCGTTCAGCGCTCGTGACATCGAGGTGCGCTCGGAGGCTATCACCTACAAGGGGCGTGGGTATGCCAACCAGCCTGTCATATTCGGGGTGGATGTAGTGGAGGAGACTATCCAGTTTGGAGAGGACTATTAATATCTCCGCATACAATATATGGCTGGTAGGCTCAGGACGAGCGAACTACGTCCCACCATGTTCAATGCTGGGACAAAGGATGACAAAGTAGTAAGGCTTCTTACGATGGCTATGAAGCACAATAATAACCTTCCGAGTGCCACTTCAAAAGGCATCAAATATGAGGTTCTTTATGTGAAGTGTCGGGATGTGAAACTTCGGACCATCCTGTATATCCTAAATGGGCGCAAGGCTCAGGGTTTGAAGAGTGTCAACAACCTCGTCAAGAATGAGAGGAATTCCATAAACCTACAGAAGCGCCCCGTGCGCCCAGTGTACAAGACGTGGGAGATGAATCACGTGAAGCCTCTCCGCGGCTCGAAGGGCGTGAGGGCGAAGATGCGTGAGTGGAGGGAGAAGCGTCGTCAGTGGATGCTCAAGGCGAAGGCGGATTACGAGGAAAAGGCCAAGGCTTACAGGAACTACATCTCCGTTGGCATAATGTCCGTGGACTTCAAGATCCGTATGACCCGCAACAGCGACGGGAAGGAGATGGGTGCCAGTTTCACCGTTTATCGTAACGGGTCCACGCGTTGCAGTGGTGGTATGTTCGTCGGCAAGTCTGCCAAGAGTCAACTGGATGACCTCCATGACTTTATGAAGGACGCCTACGCCGTTCCCAGCACGAGGCTTCAGATGAATCGGTTGACTGCCACGTTCGTTGCCAATTACGAATTGGATGATCTCAAAAACGTTCGCAACAAGAATACCAACGAACGCCGAGGCACCAAGGGTAACTTTTTCCGCCTCTTCAGGGCCAAGTACAAAAAGGAGAATACTGCCAGGCAGAAGATACAGTTCGTGGGGTTGGGTGGGTCCTTGAGCGTCCCCCTGTCCAAGGAGGTCTCTATGCTCATGACCACAACTGGTAGGTGCCAACTGTCGATAAGCGACGGGGTGTCCACCAACGAGGCTTTTGAAACCGCCAAGACGTTTCTCAGGAGAAACCTACCCCCCGGCAGTTACCACAACGATCCCATCAACATGACCTCAAAGGCAACAAAGCCGAGCAAGATTACCCGCAACAGCAACGGTAAGAGGGTGCCGGGTATCACACGTCGTGGTACCACCTGCCCGAAGGAACGGAAGAAGGTGAACGGTGTGTGTCCCAGAAAGTACCCCCACGCGCGTCTGAACCCCCAAGGGTTTCCCTGCTGCTACAAGAAACCCGGGACCACCAAGACGGCCATCAACACCCAGAAGAATGTGAATCGTCGCAAGAATAACAACACCAACGTGTTTATGCAGATCTACATGGATCCCCGAATGACCAAGAAGAACATTGTGGATCTTGGGGACGTTGCCAGGGTGATGAAGGATAAATCGTTGACATATGAACCGTTAAACGTCAATGGTCAGACGAAGTATGATATGTTAAGCCGGAGTGAATTCATTAGTAGGGGGTACACGAGTGAGGTTTTGCTGGCGGCACCCACGGGGCGCATTGCGGAGGACAAGCTCGAAGATAGGCTCTTTGCAGCAGTTAAGTGGACAGAGGACGGGTTTTGGTCTCCGGTCGACGGTCACTACGTTCAGGACATCTACATCAACGGGCGCCAGGGGACGCGTTATCCCAAGGCGGAACTTACGGACCTCCTGAGGAGGATGGGTGGTGTCGGACTCTCTCCGAAGTCTCAGAAGGACGATGTCCTGCACGAGATCCGCAAGATGGCTTTCAAGAGCAAGATGGACGTCACCAACTACGCGGGGGTCCGCAGTGCCAACGTGACCCGCGCCGTCCGCTCCAACAACAAGGGTGGTAAGTCCACGGGCAACACCGCCGTCAACCGGGTTCCGATGTACCTGAACACCCGGGGGCGTCTGGTGGTCGGAAAGCGCGTCGCGTCCACCTTCCCCAAGCCAGATCTCAATCGCTTCGCACGCAGTCTGAACATCAATGGTGCGGGTGTTGCCAAGCAGAGATTGGTGAACCAGATGGAAGCGAAACTTAAAAAGATGAACCGATAGGTTTTAAATGCAATCCACAATTTCCCAGAACATACAGGATCGCTTGGCGATAGGGCGTGAGCGTTATGGTCACGGCGTCAGGTCCGACGACAACACTCGTGAGTGGGGAACCAAGAGGAACTCGTGGTGTGAGATGGCGGAGGAGGAACTCCTAGACTGCGTGGTGTATGTGATCGCTGATTACATCAGGCAGTCGAGGGATGGCACGGGTAAAGACCCGTTAGTCTATCGCAACGATTTCTTCGTCAAGATGCCGGGGGACGATAACAGTCTCATCATGCACATATGGAAGCACAAGGATCGGATGGATCCTTGCACGGCTAAGACGATCCTGTTTTCTCTGGAATCCCTCCTATGCATGTTATCCAAGGATTCACCTGCTTCGTAGGTTCTGAGGCTTGCTTGATGTGCATATTGTGATACTTGAAATCGTAGGCGGCGAAGCGATCCCGGATCTTACGATCCAGTTCCATCATGGGAACCTTGAATGACTTTCCACCGCAGACCGTCTGTCGCTCCAGATAAAGGAACTCGTCTTCGAGTGTTGCGAACTCCTCGAGACGCTCTTGACACAATCCATCGCTTTGCATCTTCTTCAACACTTCGAGTGACATCCCACCCGACGTGTCAAAGTGTTTACATTTGTAGTTTCCGACTTCTACAGTTCTGGGTTCACCCGTGCTGGGCTTGAACATAATCATCAACAAGGCGACTGTGAAAATCACCATGATTATCGCATCCCACTCGAGGGCATCTGTGATTGCTTTCCAAACCATTCTTACTTAATAGTGTCTAAAATATCCTGGAGTTTATAGAAAATGTTGAAGGCGGTGTCCTTGTCTCCAACCTTTGTGGGATCGATGATCTCCATCTCCACCTGATACTCGGTGTCGTCCTCGGCATCCGGGTCCACGTCGCCACCCGACACCACGGTGCAGTCTATGCGGAGATTCTTGCGAACGAAGGACCGGCGCTTACGGCATCGGCACTGTTCCCACTCGTCGTTTTCACCCAGTGTTTCGGGATCCACGGGTTCCTCGGTGCTCACAGAGAAGCGGGCATCGAGAGGGCGTCCGTCGAGTTTCAACTCGGTGTTGCTGATGCGTTTTTTACGGAATAGTTCCTGCTCGTCTGTCTCACCATCCACCACCATCCGAAGGTCTCCTTGGTAATACACCTCAGATGCGGTTGTGACACATGACTCCCACCCTTGATACTTCTCTAGAGCAGATACGATAGCCTTCCAGGTGGTCTCACCCACGTTGGCATCGAAGCGTTTGCCAACAAAGCGCCCGAGACGAACCTCACACTCTATGTGTTCGGACATCTTGTGCTTGTTGAACACCGGCTCGACAGATTTGAATACATGTTGTGCGGTCTCCATCGTCCCCCTTTTCTTACTTATAGTCAGTAAGCTTTAATAACCTATGAAGGGACTCGTTAACCACGGGAACACCTGCTACTTCAACTCAGCCGTTCAGTGCCTCCTCCAAGTTCCATGCTTCGCCAACCACCTGATACTCAGTAAGTATCATGGGAATGATCCCATGGTCGTGGAACTACAGAAACTTGTTAAGGAACTGTGGATCCGCAACAAGGACACCACCCACCCCGTGGACCCAGGTGCCCTCTTGGGGCACTTTGTGGAGCGCCACCCTCAGTTTGTGAAGGGGAGGCAGCACGATGTGCAGGAGGCGTTCCTTGCAATTCTGGATGACGTGGAGAAGGAGATACCGCAGACGAAGGAGATGTTCTACAGTCAGGTGGAGACTGAGGTGGTATGCCCTAGTGGCAGGAAGTCCACCACCGAAGATATGATGTGCCACTTTTTGTACCCCAGACCGGGGGAGGACATCCAACAGGTGATGACTCGGACGCAAGAGTGGGGAACCGTGGAGGGGTATGAAGACGACAGTGGAAAAAGGTGGAATGTTGCAGCGACACGCACGGCAATAAAGGGAACCCCTAAAATGCTGGTGTTTTCCATGGGTGTGCGAAACAGGATGGATGTCCTTCCCCATCTGGAAATAAACGGGGCTCGATACTCCCTGATTACTACGGCTGTCCACGTGGGGGTGCAGGCGGGTGGGCACTACGGGAGTTTCGGGAAGCACAAGGGGAAGTGGTATCTCAAGGATGACGAGGATGTGAAACAAGTTGATTTTCCTTACAAAGGCGAATGCCACTATCTAGCAATCTACTACAGGTGAAACTCTTGCGGCTGAATGTCCTCTCTCAGGTTGATCATGGTCCTCCAGAATGTTCGTCGGGCGTTGGGGTAATTCTTGTCCTCACGCTGCTTCAACGGCCACCACTTCTTGTGGTCAGGCACATACATGCATTCCACTATGATATCCTCTTGAAGGAACTGCTCGGGTATCTGATCATCCTTGGTCCACTCCGTCTCCAAGTAGAGCATTCCCTTCTCCTGAATGTAGAGACCCCACTTGTCGTTGTGAGGTCGACGCTTCACCTGGAAGTCGATGGTGTTCTGACGAAGTGGCTTCCACTTGAACATTGTCTCGTGGGTTCCTATTCGCATGGGCTCGTTGACGGGTGTCATTACCAACCCGTCAGTCTCGTAGATGAAGGACATCAACTGAAACTCTGCAAACTTCTGAATGGGCCAGAACTCCTTGATGCCCACCTTGAACGGATCACCCTTGACCTTCATAACCTTCTTAATAACTGCTCGAGCTGCGTCCAGGCGCTGGTTCAGATCAGCCTTCTTAGCCACCAGTTCTGCGGAGGTGGCGTCATACACCATGAACCTCCACTGCCCGTCGTGACACTTGACCATTTCACCGTCCAGTATCACGTCGGTTGATGGAAATCGCAACCCGACCACCACAAATTCCAGATTGCGGTTGACCACGAGGCAATACTTCTTATCCTGATAGCGAATGCACATTATGGCGTTGCGCACACCGTCGGTCTTCTCGCATACGACATAGGGTTGCTGTCGCAACTTCGGGATGTGTCGGCGCTCGATTGAAACAGGTTGGGGTCCTGGAAATATAGGTGCATGCTTATCAACACCGAAAGACCTCAACAAGACAGAATGAGCGATTTTGTAGAGAGGGGTTTCAGGGCGGAGTTTCCACGCACCCTTAACTCCGAGAAAAGAGCAACCCTCCATAGTGGCATCCATTCTTATATCCATATATACCTCTAAAACTTTAAGACCCTATTAGGTCGCACGGACACCAGCTGCCTCTAGGATGTTGCTTATGCACTCGTGAGGATAAGTGACGATGACAGAGATCTTGGTGAGCGCCCACACCTTCACATCCCGTTTGATCAGACGGTCGAAGATATCAGATGTGCGAGATGGAACCCAGATACCATGACCCTTATTCTGCTTCATCGCATCCGCACACACCTTGCGGTTCATCACCCACACCTTGGGGTCTGTGCGAGTCACCTGGTAAACTCCATCATCCTGCCCCTTGACCTTGTGGGACACGTCGGTGTCAAAATGGAGACCCTGCTGAGCCAAGGGCTCCTTGATAGCATCACCCTTTAGCACCTTATCACGGAACATACCCCAGTCCACGCCAGGTGTGGGACCCGCCACGACCGCGCAAGCCGCGGTACAGTTCAAGAGAGTTGGGATGTCATCGTGGGACATGGTCACTCCAAAGTCAAAGAAGATGAGTTTATCCGCATTACCTTTCAACTTCTTGGCGACGATCTCAGCCTTCTCGTTGACATCGTCATTGACGTAGGTGATCTCCTGTTGAATACCATGCTGCATACAAAATAAGTTAATTCGAAGCATTAAGTGAAGGGTCTTGACGTGGCATGAGCGGGAGCGCTGGACAAGGATTGTGTTGACAAGCATTTATTCTTATTACATATATCGCATTGGCTCTAACTATCATTAAGTCTATCATACAAGCACCCACTGAACGGCAGGTTGCCTACATGCCCCAGGGTGGTCTGAACGTCCGCCCACACCTTCCCACCCACCTGCTGCCACCGCCTACAAAAGGCGTAGTCCTCCGAGAGATACCGCTTGGTTTGCTCATCGATGTGGCAATCGAACACAGCGTGGTATCGCTCGAAATCTCGGATCTGATGGTCATTCACACACCACAAGTCTGGAAACTCATCCTGCAACTTTTCAAAAACCGAACGCTTGATACACATGAAACCCGTGGGTCCGTCGAGGATCTCGATGAACCCGTTCTTAACAGGACGATTGGTAGCCCCAAAATTTACGACGAGGCTCGATGCCATCTTGGCAGGGTCGCGGGTATCTCCCTGTCTGATGGCGTCGGCGCACTGATCCCACATCACCACCTTTTTGGGGTAGCACGCTACGGAGATGTCGTGATTGGAACGGATGAGGCGGATGACGGACTCGGGGTCGAAGTGGACGTCGGCGTCGATGAAGATGAAGAGGTCGGCGTCGGTCTTTTGCATAAACCGCCCCACAGACACATTGCGGGCGCGGTGAACGAGACTTTCATTCTCTGTGGTGTCAATCATGAGATTGATACCCTCCTTGATGGCGAGGATCTGCAGGCGAAGGACTGATGACATATACGGTTCGAGGCAGAGTCCGCCATAACAGGGTGTCGAGAGAAAGACTTTCGTCATTTAACTATGTTTAGTCAGGTAATCTCTAACTACCGTCTCAAGTTTAGATATACTCGAGGCACTTACACCAGTCTTAGATGACACCTCACTCCGTGGTAAATCGAGCACAACCATAATGGTCGTGGATGCCACGGTTTTTGGGTGGCGACCCATGAGTTTGGAACAGTCCTCGAGCAGGTTACACGCCTTGATAACCTTCATCCTTACTTTCCCCACCACCTCGAACGGATTCAGCAGGCGAATAGCCACGGACGCCACCTCACCCTCGGGGGCGATGTCAACCTTCGGCTGAGTCACCTCTCGGAACATATCGTCCATCCGAGTCATATATTTGCGGTCAACCTGATAGGCATTCGCCACCTCATCCAGAGTGCGGGGAATTTTCGCCTCTTTGCACGCTGAGTAAACGCAGTTCGCCATGATCGCCTGACGGTTGCGCCCCCGTGTCAGGTGGGGACCCTCAACGAAGATGCGATACAGATGCTTCGCTCGTTTCATGATGGTCTCTGGGAGTTCCAGGTAGTTCTGGTCGATGTGGGTATACGCCTTGTGGAGGCGACGATCCTTGGAGTTCATCGCCTGGTAGAAGTTGATGCGAGCCATCCGTCGCATCTGGGGTTTGTCCGTCCACCTAGCCTTGATGACCGTCCCACGCCCCCACGAGTCGGAGTAAAGTTCACGGTCGACGTTGAGATCACCGGCGCGGGACATATCCTTGGATGTCCCGTCCTCGCTCACACCGTTCGTCCATTCTGGTGTATCGTCAATGTACAAGTCGTCTGTAAGACCACAACTTGTGCAGACGGGTAGTCCACCCGGTTGATAACATTTTTGCCCCCCGCATCCGCAGGTGTGAAGATCCACGATTGTGCTTATGGTACTGACTATCGCGTCAGCGCAACGAGAAGCTTTGAAGTCGGCCCAGATATCGGCATGTTGGTCATCCATTATGTGATATTGTAAGTGTCTGTTTTATTTTACCCTTCACAACGCATATATTTGGGTTCATTTTTACACTTTTTTTGTTCCAGTAGATTATGGCTACATTTATCTGCATCGCAATCGTTACTGTATACACTGGATGCTTTAGAGTGATGTGTATGGATGCAGCCTTAGCAGATCCGGATGATAACACTTACCCCTGCTGCTGCCCTACAGGAATTATATCTAGATATACTACTAATGGAAAAAGTAGCGAGATGCGAAATGCTAACGTTTGCGACACTCCTCGCCGTGGGTATAGCACACCTCTCATGGGTAATCAAGAAGAATCCTGGGTGGCGTGAAGACAGATTCATCACGACGACCGTGTTCGTCACCGTGCTCCTATTCGCCTCACTGTTGTCTGGCAATCACGCATTGGGAAACATCGCCCACACCCTATACGGAGCCATGCTCCTACTGGCAGTCGCACAGCTTAAGAATAAAGACATGCTTATATTCTGCATATCGGTGGCTGCGATGACCGTTCTGGTCAACAAACTTTTCAAGAGGTGTTCATGGAATGTAATCTTCAATTACCCCATAAACCACAAACATGAGTCGACAGTAATAATCAGACAGACGACAATCCTTACAGTCGCATTGATTTTCAAATATTTATATCTACATGTATATTAAATGAATATAGAACGGTTTGTATTTTTGTTTCTATTTGACCTCATGGTTAGTAAGACACTACACAAGTGCAAACGTGGGACGGGTGCGTCGCTCGTGATATTCCACCATGTGATTTCGGTTATGCTTTGGTGGAACTTCATGATTGGTATTTTGGGTCCCAAGGCTCACGCAGTCGCCATGTTGTCTGTGGTAGGTCTGTGGTTTGTTACTGGTGGTAGGTGCTTTCTGACTAAAATACACAACAATATGTGTGGCATTAATACCAATCAACCATTTTCAAACGCACAAGGGTATATATTGGGAAAGAAAATGTCCACTCATCTCACATTAACCGCGATCCTGCTCGTGATTGACTTTTACTTGAACAGGTCTGGGAGGAAGGTGTTGTTCTAGAAGTTGTCATCATCCATCTGTCGACGAACCCGTTCCTCGATCATATCGACCGCACTCTTGAAGTGTCGAGCACCCTCTGAACTGGGCTGCCACTCATCCCACTTCTTATCCACCTCCACATGATCTGGGGGAAGTTCAACGCCTCGGAGGTCGTCAGGTGTCTCGAAGTCCTGCATACTGCGAAGAAGTTCATCCTCCTCCTCGTAGTCCGAAAGGTCGTCCACCTCTGATGTGGTCATAGAGTCTTCCACCTCGTCCTCCAGAACCCACATGTTCCCATCACCCACTCGGCGCCACCCGACGTCGGTGATGGTCTTGACACCCGGGTAGTGTTCCATCAGGCTATCGAACTCTACACGGCTCACTTGCGAGTCGAACTCGTAGACGCATGCACCCTTGTATACTTTACTCGTGGCAGTCAGGTAGGTGACGTACAGATACTCACCCTCGTTTGATATCACCTTCGCCCACGTATCTTCTTCAATTTCGTCATACTCCAAGAGAACTTTGATCACCTCAGCCTGTTTAATGTCGCTATAGTCCATTGTGTATGTTTCATACTTAGGGCTTTGAAACTCTATTTAATAAAATCTCTGTAGATGGTATCCATGAGCGTCATCATCTACTCCAAGAATAACTGCACCTACTGTGACAAGGCTATTGACCTGTGCCAGGAATTGGGCGTATCTTACAAAGCCAAGAAGGTTTCGTGCGACGACCTTCTTGATCGCTTTCCGGATGCGTCAACCTATCCACAGATAGAGGTCAATGGTGAACATGTAGGTGGGTATACGGATTTTAGGGCTTACTCGGAGCGACTGGAACCCATCCTGCTCGAGAATCCCAGCAGGTTCACAATCTTCCCCCTGAAGTACCACAGCTTGTGGGAACTCTACAAAAATGCACAGATGTCCAACTGGACCGCTGAGGAGATCGACTTGTCGGGGGACATGGATGACTGGTTGGCGCTCAAGGATGGTGAGCGCCATTTCATTTCGCACATCTTGGCGTTTTTTGCAGCCTCGGATGGCATAGTGTTTGAAAACATATCCGTCAACTTTGCCAGGGAGGTGCAGATCCCAGAGGCTCGGTCGTTCTACGCATATCAAGAGCATAACGAGATGGTGCACGGGGAGACGTACTCGAAGTTGATCGACAAGTATATTCAGGATCCCGCGGAGAAGGATAGGTTGTTTAGGGCAGTGGAGACCATCCCCTGTGTGGGGTCTAAGGCAGACTGGGCGCTCCAGTGGTTTGATAACCACAACTCATTTGCCACGCGCCTCGTGGCGTTTGCATGTGTGGAGGGTATCTTCTTCAGCGGATCCTTCTGTGCCATCTTCTGGCTCAAGAAGCGGGGGTTGATGCCAGGGCTGTCTTTCAGCAACGAACTGATTTCTAGGGATGAGGGGTTACACCAAGAGTTTGCGGTAGCACTGTATCACCACCTACGGGTTCCCGCAGCCGAGGATGCAGTGCACGACATTGTCAGGGAAGCTGTGAAGATCGAAAAGGCGTTTGTCACAGAGGCCCTGCCTGTAAAGTTGATAGGCATGGACTCCGTGAAGATGAGTCAGTATATTGAGTTTGTGGCAGACCGGCTGTTGAAACAGTTGAAGTGCCAGCCGCTGTGGGGTTCCTTGAATCCCTTTGATTTTATGGAGAACATCTCCCTTTCTGGCAAGTCTAACTTTTTTGAGAAGCGTGTGGGTGACTACTCTCGCGCCGAGGGGACGGCGGGGGACATCACATTCGAGGAAGATTTTTAGAACCTGCCGTACCCACCACCCATCGAAAAACCACTGGGTGGTTTCTGGTAGCACTCCCCTTTCAATATGCGCTTGGAGGGATCAAGGCACGTCATATAGTGAACATCTGTACCCCCCCTCCTCGGAGCATCGTCCCCTATATAATTCTTGTATACGTCATCGTATCCAAAGCACGTCCCTTTATTTTCCTGCTCCTGCTCCTGTCCCGGAACCGGATCCGGCTTTGTCCTGACCCCGACCACCTTGATACCCCCGATCTGAGTCGCCCTCTCGCGACACTGTTTAACAGTTGTAGGGTTGGTGCCATCCTCATTCTGGATCAACGCAGTGAACCCAGTGGTATCACCATTACGAATAAAGTGACCCAACGCGACAGTATCGTCATCAATATCCATCATAGTTTGCATATAACTCCTCAAGAATCCGGTGGGCTCTGGCTCTGGCTCTGGCTCTGGCTCTGGCTCTGGCTCTGGCTCTGGCTCCGGCTCCGGCTCCGGCTCCGGCTCCGGAACAAACGCCTCTATGCATGCAGTTCGTGAGTCATTGGGTTTATAACCAGTTTTGCACTTTTTAACAAGGCACTTTTTACTAGATTTATCGTCATCGATGTCCTCGCGTTGGATTGAATACGCTGTCGCATACTCGACCGCCTTGTCGCCCTTTAGTTCACACTCGTCTCCCACACTTCGGAATAGATTAAAGAAGAACCCCATTATATCATACACATCTTTTTTTTTTATGACTACACCTGCACCCAATCCTCCTTTATCCTGAAAGGGCATTCGCGAACCATGTCATCATAATTCGGATCTCCTGGGGATGCTGACGGGACACAGAATCCGGTTGGTATCTCTTCAGTGTCCCCCTCTTGTAAATGAACCTGGTATGTCATGGGCAGGCACTTTTTGCCAATCTTGTATACATACTTTGAACAGTCGCCACATGGAACCTCTCGAGCGGTCTCAATGGTTTCCCCATTCGCATCCCGTGTCCTAGGCGTAGGTTCGATCCGACATGATTTGTTGGGCCCTCGAATGTCGGTTCCTGCCATATCCTTGTGTGTTTCCCGATCTCTATTGGGGATCCACAATGTCTTATCACTTATAGATGTGCCATGTTTCAAAATCTTTGCAATCACTATGCTGTAATACACAGCAATGGCGACTGCCAAGATTAGTGGAATGACGAAAACGTAATCACTAACAGATTTCATTACAATATGTAATCATTTATTTCATAAGCATCACGTGGCTTCCATCACCACACTTGCACTGCATGTAGTTGCCAGTCTTCAGAGCCTCTTGAGGCTGGGTCGTGGCAACGGAGCCACCCAACTTCTGGCTCATGCTACCATTGGTGGCCATGGCCATGGTATCCATGCTCGGGTTGTCACTCTCGATGGGGCTGTACGGCGCCAAGGTGTTCTCCTCGTAGTCATCATCGGAACCCATGTCGTTCACGTTGTCCATCCCCTGAGGCTTCACTGGCGGTCCCTCCATGGACACGTTGATGTCAATCTTGCTATCGACAGCCGGAGTCTCGTTGATATTATTCAGGATGTCATCCATATCAGGTTCCACATCGGGCTTGGGCTCAGCTGGCGGGAGGGCGGGGGCATCCTCAGCCTCAGCCTCCGCCTCTGCACCAGCGTTCATCTGCTCGTTAGGGGGAGCCATCTCCTCACCCTCCCTGCGGATGTTCATGAGACTCCACACAACCAGCAGGAAGACAACGGAGTGCAGCGCCAGTCCCTTAATGGTCGGGCACCCCGTCGGGCTGGATACCCACCCACCCACTAGCTTGCGAACCGCCCTGAAGGTCTCGGGGTTTGCAACTACGAAGAAGATCAGAGCGGACATGATGGAGATGATGAACTTGTGCTCCTGCTTCTTACCCTTGCATCCACACCCACAATCCTTAAAGAGTTTACTCGCCCTCTGTCCTTTGTTGCAGCCACAGCCACCCATGGTAGTTAGTTATACTATCCCGCCAGAAAATATATTTAAAGATTCCCGACCAGATATGTATAGAACAAACTACACAATGGCGCTCCAGATCAACTCTCTCAATGACTTC